CGAACGAGTTATAAAAGTATTATACGATGCTAAAAACCCACGTATTGAATACACCATTTATAAGACTAATTTTATTGGTATTTTTGATAATATTGATCAGATGAATGCCTTCGAATCAACTTGTAAAAATTGCAAAAGATACTGTCGAAATTGCTCTATTTTAAGAAAAGCAAAAGAAGGACGTATCCAAGAAGAAATTCAAAATAATGTCTGTTCTAAATATAAGGAATGATTTTTATGTGGACAGACAATGAAAAACAAATATTGATTGAAAATTATCCAATAATGACAACTTCGGAACTTATGATTTTATTAAATAAGTCAGAAGGACAAATTAGAGGGATGAAAGAACGGTTAGGGCTTAACCAAAAACTTAATGTTTTTACTAATGAAGAAAAAGAATTGATACGAAAATTTTACGAAGAAAATTCAGAACAACTAAATTTGGATGATTTTGCCAAAAAGCTAAATCGTCCTAAGACATCAATTTGCAGGTACGCTAACAAAGAGGGATTAACAAAATCATCAAGACCCATGACAGAATTAAAGAAGAAAACTCTTTCAGATAAATCCAAAGAATTTATTTTAACTGAAAAATATCAAAAAGAGATTTATCCGAATCAAGTAGCATTACTAACATATTATGCTCAAAATGAACATCCAAAAGGTATGTTAAATAAACACCATACTGATGATGTTAGACAGAAAATGTCAAAATCACATATTGAATTGGCAAGAAACATGACAACCGAAGAAAAGCATGATATTGCTATGAAAGCAGTTCAAACAAGATTACATAATGGTGGGTATAATACTACTTCTAATGCGTATTCCAGATGCAAAGGTGGCATTAGATCTGATTTAGATTGTTATTTTAGGAGTGCATGGGAAGCTAATGTTGCTAGAATCTTAAATTGTAAAAATATTAAATGGGAATACGAAATAAAAAGATTCTTTTTTGAAGAAATAGTAGATGGTGTAGCAAGTTACCAGCCAGATTTTTACTTGCCAGAATATGATAAATGGATTGAAGTAAAAGGCTGGATGGATCAAAAAAGTAAAGTTAGATTGAAATTGTTTCAAGAACAATTTCCAGATGAATATAACAAATTAATTTTAATTGATGAAAAATACTATAACCAATTAAGAGCTGATTACTCTTATATTGAAAATTGGGAAAAATAAGGAATAAAAGGAGATTCATTATGAGCGAAATAAATAAAGTTAATTCAGATACAATTGAAAGAAAAATTGATGTTCCAGAGTTTATCAGACGATATAATCTTTTGAAAACAGATGAACAGCGAGATGAATTTGTTAAAAATATTATTTGGAGAACATATTGCCCTGTTTTAGAAAAGAAACTTGTTCTTCAGACAATACTTGATAAGTCTATTACCACTGGAAAAAACGGAGTTCAGTATATTGATATGTTTTTATCTAAAATCAATATGACTACTACTATCCTTATTTTATATACAAAACTGAATATAGTAAAAACTGATGATAGTACTACAAATGCATTTCAAGATTATGATTTATTATTTGAAAATAATCTCATGAATAAAATTTGTGAAATTATCGGAGAAAGAGAATTGTCTGAACTTATGAGTATTAATAGTTTGCTTATGGGTAATTTCCATGAAGAAAATAAAAATATCGAAGCATATGTTGCGAAATATACAGAAGCATTTGCTACTACTGTTGGTATGTTTGCCAACGAAGGCATTTCTGAATTAATGAAATATGTAAAGGAAAATGGAATTAAACTTGATTTGAAATAAATTATAGAAAGGGGGCATTTGATATGACAATAGAGGAATTTGCTCGAAGGATAAAAAAATTAATGGCTGATATCCCACAGCCATTTTCAAATTATTTGGCTGAAGCTATAGCTCCAGAAGTTAAAGCCAAAGTTAAAGAAATATTTGATAAATGGGTTAACAATTATTATGCGAGTTATTCCCCAATATATTACAGCAGAACATATGGATTAAGAGATGCATATGTTTGTGAAGTATACGGAAATCTTCTTGTATTTGAATCAGATGCCTCTTTACTAAATGGATCTCATAGAGTAAGCAATGAATATATTTATGACCGTATGTTTTTTGAAGGATGGCATGGAGGCGCTGATAAAGGAAAAGGTCATCCGGCGCCAGGATCATTATATTGGAGATCTCCATTTAAAGAGTATACACATTGGGGAGCTATGGCTGCCTCATCTGCTGCTCCTGGACCTAAAATTCAGTCAGACGTAAAAAACTATTTTAAAAGTGGAGAATGGCATAAAAAAGTAGAGGCTGTAGGGATAGATCTACTTATAAATCGTTATGGATTATAATATAAAGGTTGGTGAACAATACATATGGCAAAAATAAGAGAAGAACTTGAAATAGTAAGTAGTGACGATCTTAATTCATTGCTTAATAGATTAAATAAATTAAAAGATGAAATTAAGGATACTAACAATACAACAGTTAAGCCTAAGACAGATTCGTCAGAAATTGATAAAGCTAATATAAAATTAGACAATTTAAGAAAAAATGCTCAAAGTGGAATTGATGCAAAAGTAAATGTTCAACTTGATGCTTCTGATTTAAAGAAGCTCAATAATCTCCCAACTGCAAAAGCAAAAGTGGATTTTCTAGTAAATAAAGGTACTATCAGCAAAAGCATTGGTAAAGATTTACAGGCCGCTATTGGGAAAGCTTATTCAGATGTCAGTAGAAAATTCAAAGATTTTCCAGGGCTAGATAAAGAGCCTAATATATCTCTTGATAATTTCATGAAAAGAGTTCCTGAATTATCAGCTCGTCAAAGAAGTGGCATAATTCAGACACTTACGGATAAGGGCATAATATCAGATAAAAATATTCCTGAATCATACGAAACTGTATATAGATTAAAAAGCTACTTAGAAAATGCTAAAAAAGCAGTATCTAAAACTATTCCGTCCGAGGCGTTTACTGCCCCGGATCTTTCTTTATCTGCAACAGAATATGGTAATGCAATTAATGAACAAGTGAAGCTCGTACAAAATGTACTTAATGCTTCTAAGTTTTTTGCTGATTTAAGTTCTAAAATGAATGTTAAAGCTGCTGCAAAAGTTTCACCTGAAGAAATGTATAAATTAATGGGCGTTGGTTCTGAAAAGGCTAATACAGGTAACTATGTTGCTTATCTGGCAGATCAGATTGCTAAGAAAGCAAATGTATATGATATTATCGATCAGGTTGTAACGGGCGCTCTGGATCCGACGCAGATCAGTCAAAAAGATATTGCAAATAGCATTTCAAAAATTACTAAAAAGAAAGAATCTACACCTAAGGCTTCTTCTACTGGTAAAACTAAAAAAAAAGTAAAACCTGTTATTGATGATTCTGATGACTCAGATCGACCAGAAGGAAATATTAAAAAATTATATGATGAATTAAAAGATGCATATAAAAATTTTGTAGAAGCAAGAAAAGCAAGAAAAACAAATAGTATTCATC